AGGACCGATTTTTTCCCCCCCCCCCCCCAATGAAGTCCTTCAAAAAAAAAAAAAAAAAATTAAAATTTTTTAACCTAACCCCATGTTATTAGTTAAACTTTTTTAAAATATTTGGTTAAACCGATTTTAAAACTTCCCTTGCATCTCAGAACATAGCAAGTATTATTCTTATATAGAAGAATAACAGTTGTAAAGAGTGACACTAGGTGGAAGTTTCTCCCAGCCAACCAGAGAGAATAAAGGGTATCTGAAGTAGGGCACAGGTAATGGGAGCTAGAGATAAATAAGAGAAGAACTAATAATATATAAACGGGGCTTCAAACTAGTGTTACTGCTGTAAAACTCAGCAGCCTAGACCATTAAAGTAGGTGAACTTGGTCAGGTCTCTTTATATCTAGTAATCTTTTATAGGAATAAGAATAACCATCATTATATATGAAAAGAAGAAGTATAAAAAGTTTAGAAGGGGAGTCTATAAAGGGTTTTTAGATGGAAATATGCCTAACTTAATACTCTTCAGGACTCTAATAACTAAATTTCTTACAGTAAAATTTGGTAGATTCAAAAAATTTGCTTACCTTTGCAGAGTAATTCAGAATGGGGCTTGGTGTAGTGGTAGTCACATGAGATTTTGGCTCTTATAGCAGAGGTTCGAGTCCTCTAGTCCCAACGTATAAATGGGCATATAGTTCAAGGGAAAGAACATAAGACTTCTAATCTTAATATCTCAGTTCGAGTCTGAGTATGCCTTCTATGAGTAAGAGAAGGAGAATATCAGTTATTTGCAAGAATTAGTGACTTTTACTATATAGACTATGTGGTGTAATGGTTTGCATATCACACTGTCAATGTGGAGGTTAGGGTTCAATTCCCTCATAGTCTGCACACTTATAACAAAACCAAAGTCCTATCCTACAGCGGTAGGTAGGCAAATGGAGAGATAACTCAGTGGGACTGGGACTTGTCTTGAAAACAATGGGGGCAGTGAAATGCTTGGGGGTCGGGACCTCATCTCTCCGCAATATATGGGTGTAATTCAGTAGGTAGAATGCTACATTTGGGATGTAGTTGTCCTTGGTTCGAATCCAAGTACCCATACTAATGGGGAATTAAGCTAACTGGCTAAACTGATAGCTTTGCAAGCTATATTAGAGGGTTCGAGTCCCTCATTCTCCACATTAGTTTCCGTGTTTCATAATGTTGAGCTTTTGTCAGAACCCTCTTTTGGTAGTTAGAGGTTAAAGAAACTACCCTATCAATGCTCTTTAGTTCAGTGGTTAAGAACAGTGGTTTTACATACCAAAGGTCACAAGTTCGAGTCTTGTAGGAGCAACAATTATTGGGTCTTTAGTTCAAAGGTTAGAACAAGGGGCTGTTAACCCTTAGATGTAAGTTCGAGTCTTACAGGTCCCGCAGAGATAGGTAGGTAGTTTAATGGTAAAACCCTAGTCTCCAAAACTAGAAGATGTGAGTTCGAGTCTTACTCTATCTGCAATGGGAAAGTAGCAAAGATGGTCTATGCAAAGGACTGAAAATCCTTGGATGTAAGTTCGATTCTTACCTTTCCCACATAAGGGTATATAACTCAATTGGTTAGAGTACTTGACTGATATTCAAGAGGTTATAGGTTCAAGTCCTATTATACCCACTGTGTCTGTAGCTTAATTGGTCAGAGCCTTGGATTGTGGCTCCAAGTAGTGTGGGTTCAAGTCCCATCAGACACCCCAATATACTGGCATATCCCCTGACTCTTATACAGTCTAGAAAGGGTAATTGGTCACATGGGGGTTCAAGTCCCTCTGCCAGTACTATCTTGGATTACCTGAGTGGTTTAAGGGCACAGTCTGCAAAACTGGTGATTCGTGGGTTCAAATCCCACCTCTAAGTCTATAAGCCTCTATAGCTGAATTGGTTAAAGCACCTGCCCCCTTAAGCAGGGGACTCAAGGTTCAAGTCCTTGTGGAGGCACACTAGAGGGTGTGCAGGGTAAAATCTTTCCTAGGAATAAGATGAAACCTCTTAAAAAGACCCTGCTTCACTCCCCCAAAGCATTGATGGTGGATGCTCTGGACTTTTAATCCTGAGAGCTAGGTTCGACTCCTAGTGGGGGAACATGATAAGTTTATAATATATGTATGGCAAGAAAAATAAATGAAATAATAGTACATTGTAGTGCTACACCAGAAGGTAAAGACTATAGTGTAGATACTATAAGACAGTGGCATCTTCAAAGAGGTTTCTCTGATATAGGCTATCATTATGTAATATATAGAGATGGTTCTATACATACAGGTAGAGATGAGACTATTATAGGTGCACACTGCGCTGGTCATAATACTAACTCTATTGGAGTATGCTATATAGGAGGATGTGCTTCTGATGGTAAGACACCTAAGGATACTAGGACTGCTGAGCAGAAGCAGTCATTAGTTAAGTTACTTAAGGAGTTAAAGACTAAGTATCCTCAAGCATCTATACATGGACACAGAGACTTTAGCTCAAAAGCTTGCCCTAGCTTTGATGCTACAAAAGAATATAGCTCTCTATAAGAGAGCTTACACCCTCCTGCTGGAATGGGTATACAGGCTAGTCTTAGAAACTAGTGTACTAAGTACATAAGGGTTCAAGTCCCTTGGAGGGTACAGATAATTTAGTTAAATAATGTTAATTACTTGCACAGATTAAATATTTTGCTTAACTTTGCAGTATCAAATAAAGAATAAGAGAAATGGATAGTGTTTTTCTAGATAATCAGCTAATGGATGAGATGTTCAAGCCTTCTCAAGATGAGAACCCTAGTCAATTCTTTATTAGTTTCATTAACCTTCTGGAGGGTTGGAAGACTAAGTGTAAGAATCTACATTGGGCAGCTCCTAAGAAGAATATTCATGTTTACCTAGATGAATTTCTAGGTGTTATATCAGACTACCAGGATGGACTAGCAGAGGAATATCAGGGATTGCTTGGACATATGCAACCTAATATGATTAAAGGTACTCCTAGTGATGCTCTTAATGCTATTGACTTCATCAATGATGTCAAAGCAGGAACTACTAAGTTCTATGAGAATATTCCAGAAGGAACTCTATATGCAGGTATTAGGTCCGAGTGTGAGACATTCATACATAATATACTGAAATACAAGTACCTCTTTGAGTTATGTGATTTGAGGCCTTACTAAGTATAATGCCCCTGTGGTGGAATGGAATACACATTGGTCTTAAACACCAACGCCCTTGGGGATTGCAGGTTCAACTCCTGTCAGGGGTACTATGCCTCCTTAGTGTTAATGGTTTAGCAAACCTGCCTTGTAAACAGGGAGTCTCAGTTCGATTCTGAGGGGAGGCTCTACAAGTTACTGAAACTGTTTTACCTACAGAGAGAGTAACACCCAATGCTACTAGGTAAGCCTCAAACAGGAGCTGGCCTGTATAAACAACAGCTTAATAGGTGTAGGTGATTGGGGGTGTAAGTATAAGGTTAACCTTACAATGCCAAGTACCATACCAAATCTTGGCAATATCTCGGGATGCTAGCAATGGTAGCTAACCAGCCTCATAAGCTGGAGGTTGTAGGTTCGAGTCCTACTCCCGAAACTATAAAATAGTTAGAACATGGGTGAGAAGAATAAAGTAATGACTTGTATAGTAGGTCAGACAATTAGGAGTATAATAAGCCAGGTAAATGAACTTGGTATACCAAGAGAGGACATAGTAAATATGTTTACTCTTGGTGGGCAGATATATTTAGTTTATTATAAATCATAGTTATATGGAACACTTACTTAGAGATGAGTCCAAGACAGCTGAGTATAACTCTGTCCCCGTTAAATACTGTAAAAGTTGTTTATCTCTTAGAATAATGTCCCTTGATGGTATGGACTATTGTGACCATTGTGGAGATACTGATATTGAGGAAAATACTATAGAGGAGTGGGAGAAGTTATATATTGCAAAATATGGAGATAAATTCTTAAATAAATAATATGGGAAAAGAAGTTAGAGAAATGGGAGAAACTAAGAATAAACTTAGTTATGAGGAGTTGGAGAATGTATGTCACCAGCTTAGTGCACAGGCTCAGCAGCTTAATACACAGAACCAGCAGTTAAGGATGGCACTGAATGAAGCTAATCTGGCTAACCTATATAAGAGACTTGATTATCTGTTTGCTGTTATTGATAAGGATAATGCTTACTTGTCTCATAATTTTAAGGTACAGTGTGCTATTGAGATAGAAAATCTGATGGCTACTCCAGAACAAACAGAAGAAAACACTGATAAAGGAGAGTAACTATGGTTAAGAAGGGAGTGGACAATGTGGTGAGAATACCATGTAAGCTTGACTACTCTTTCTTTAAGATGTGGTTTATGTTCTTACAGCCATTTCACCATCTTACTGAAAGGGAAATGGAAGTAGCCACTTCCTTTGTCAAGCAGAGATATGAACTGAGTAAGGTGGTCTCTGATAATGATATTCTTGACAGACTCGTTATGAGTGAAGATACTAAGAGGAAGGTTAGAGAGGAGTGCAATATAACTCTTCCTCACTTCCAGGTCATAATGGGTAAATTGAGAAAGAATAACATTATAGTAGATGGTAAGCTCAATCCAAGATATATACCTAGAGTTATTGAGGAGAATGGCTCATTTAAGTTGATGTTATTATTTGATTTTCAATGAACTATCAAGATGCTATAGACTATGTGGCTAATAAGCTTGAGCTACCTAGAGAAGTAGTCAAGGAGGCATATGAGTCTTATTGGGAGTATATAAGATGTACTATATCAGAACTACCACTTAAAGATGACCTTAGTGAGGAGGAGTTCAACAAGTTGAGGACTAACTTCAATATACCTAGCATCGGAAAACTATCATGTACATACCCTAGGTATAAAGCCATTAAGGATAGGTATAAGCATGTAAAGAAACTAAGAGATGGTAACAATAATAAAGAAAGTCAAGCCCATGTTTGATGGGCTAATCACTACCATGAACAGATATGGTAGTGAAGTTAAAGCCAGAGGTAGTAATCTGATTGATGCTAGCAAGGCTAATACAGTTAAGGAATACCAAACTGTAGTTGCAATTGGACCTATGGTAAGAGGCATAGAAGTAGGAGATACAGTGTTTATCAATCCTAAGAGATATGCAGTAATGAAACATAAGCCTGGGTCTCTGCAAGATGGGGTAATCAAGGACAATCCAGTTATAGGTTACAACTTTGATATAGTAGAGATAGATGGTGTTGAACATCTGTACTTACAAAGCTCTGATATTAAGTTTGTAGCTGAGGTTGAGGAGTTTGACCCTGAGCCTCCTGTATATATCCCTGAAAAGCCTGTTATAATATGATTTGTATTAAATGTGGTAGAGATTTACCCGAAGAAGATTTTCCAATGAATAGCTATAGGGATAAAAATAATAACATTATCCATAAGCGTAGGTCTGTATGTAAAGATTGCTATAAAATTCAACAAAATACTTGGAAAAGTAATAATAAAGATAAGGTAAACCAATATGCTGCTAAATACAGAGATGCTAATAGAGAGAAGATAAGGGAGCTTTGTAAAAATAGATACCATAGTAATCCTGAGGTTAGGGCAAGACAGGCAGAAAGGCAAAAAATGCTACCTAGAGAAAGAAGAAAGTCTTGTTCTGCAAGAAGTAAATACAAATTAACTATAGATGAATACTTAGCTTTACCTAAAGCCTGTGAAATATGTGGTGGTACTGAGAAACTTAGTATAGACCATGACCATGTTACAGGTAAAGTAAGAGGAGTTTTATGCTATAGATGTAATGTTGCCTTGGGATTTATAGCAGAAGATGAAAATAGAGCTATTGGTTTAGCTCACTATATTAAAGAAAGATGTAAAGAAAAATAACACTATAAGCCCAGTCTTAAAGCAAGATTGGGCTTTTATTTTAATAGGTATATGAGATTATTCAAATATGAAGGATATAACCTCAGCATATCTGAGGAAGCTTTAGCTCTTAAGCCTTTTAGAGCTATATGGATAAGAGATAAGTCAGCCTCTAAGGAAAGGGCTATAATGGAGTTGGGATATTGCTATTTCATGGAAGACCCCAGAAGTGATTACCAGTACATCATAGATAGGGATGAAAGAAGCAAGGCTATTAAAGAAGGTGAAGGTCTTAAGTCTACATGGCAACCTGATGGAACTGTAAAGGAAGCCATGAAGTTATATACCTCATTCAAGACTACCTCAGCTCTATTACTGGAAGATACTAGAGCTTTGGTTGATGGTTACAGGAATAAATTGAGAGACCTTACATCTGATATGTCAGAGCTTGATGTAAAGGATGTTAAGGAGTTAGGTGCTATTATTAAACAAGTGCCATCAATGGTTAAAGACTTAGATGAGGCTGAGAGAGCATTAGCTAAAGAAATAGCACAAAGTGATAAGGTAAGAGGTGCACAAGAGAAGAGTATTTACGAGGATATGTAATCATTATGGATGCAGTAGGAATAGTAGAAGTATTGAATACCAAGTTTGAAAGGATGAAATGTAAGAAAGGAGTGCATTTCATACTACACAAAGAAATAGAGTGTAACAGCTTTAGCAAGGCTTATAAAGAGTACAAGTGGACTCTATGGTATATAAATAACGGAGAGAAGTTCAAAGTAACTACACTATCTCATACCAGTAGGGTAGTTACTGAAAAGGAAGAATCTGAAATGACTAAATACATGGAAGAATCACTCCTTACCTTTATCTTTAATCTCCTTCTGGACCATGATAACTTAACTTTGATGTTAGATGGAAAATATAAAGGTGCTGATACAGACTAACAGGTATCAGACTCCTGTTACACAGGAGCTACTTGATAGTTTACCAAATGAGGTAGCAGAGCAGCTTATGGATTGTCTAACTAATATACAATTCATTAAGAATCTCATATCTCCAGATAGACCTTACTATAAGGATTTACCTAGGGATGAGAGAGGTGCTGCAATAGTAGATATAACTAACCCTCCTATACTTGAGGATGCTGACTACTTTAGACAAGCTGCACTACATTATCAGAAACATGGATGTTATACATTTTTAAAGCCTAATAGTAACCCCAATTCTGAATATAGAAAATTCTGGGATAGAGAAATTAAAAGGTGTCTTGAAGGCTGTTTAAGAGAAAGTGATGGTGCTTGGATTTCTGGATTTAATTATTGGTTTCTTAACTATCATCCTATGATGGTAAATAAGATAGAACCAGGCAGAAAAAAAGCTATAAGAGTTGAAGATTTCCCATTCTTCTTTGAGGGTATATTATGGAGATTTCTGTATATTAATAATGCAAGAGAACAAGGACATCATGCTATAGAATTAGCCCGTCGTGGGTGCGGAAAATCGCATAGTTTAGCAGCTATAATGGCTCATAATCTCATATTAGGAGAGAACACAGAGTCTAGAAAGAGGGTTATTACAGTGCTTACTGCTTATCAGAAAGAGTACTTAAGTGATAGCAAGGATGGTACTTTATCAAAGTTCAAGCCTGCAATTAACTTTAGCTTTAGTAATACTCCTTTTCCACATCTTACTCTTAAAAATAGTCCCAATGAGATGACTTGGCAAATGGGCTATAAGGATGAGTATGGCATTGAAAGAGGCTCACTTAATCAGGTATTGGCAGTATCAGCTAAGGATGATAGTGAGAAGCTTAGAGGTAAGAGAGGATGGATATTATATGAAGAGATGGGATCATTCAAAGGACTGCTTTCTCTATATGATATTACAAGAAAGTCTGTAGAAGATGGTGATTATACCTTTGCTTGTCAATATTTGATAGGAACTGCAGCTGAAGATGAATCAGACTTTAGCTCAGCTAAAACATTACTTTATAGTCCTGAAGGATATAATATATTGTCACTACCTAATGTATATGATAGACCTAAGCAAGGTAAACCTACATTTGGTTATTTCTTTCCATCATATATAAATAGAGCAGGATGTTATAATAAAGATGGAGTATCTGATGTAGTAAAAGCACTAATAGAGGTACTTATGCAAAGACATAAGGCTAAGTATAGTGCTGACCCTAAGTCAGTTCTTAGAGTAATAGCGGAAGACCCTATTACACCTGCTGAGGCTATTATTAAGGTAAAGGCAGCATTCTTCCCAGTTACAGCATTGACTGAAAGACTACAGCAGCTTGATACTGATGTACACTCATTTGATGATGTGTATATAGGTAAGCTGGTTATGAATAAGAGTGGAGAAGTAGAGTTCAAACCTACTAGTGATGAGCCTATCAGGAAATATGGAGTAGAGAATGATACACCAGGAGCTATAGAGATATTTGAGCTTCCTGAGAAAGATAGAAGTGGTAAAGTACCTAATACTAGATATATAATAGGACATGACCCTGTAGATAATGACCAAGCTGAGTCATCATCACTGTCATCTACATTTGTATTGGACTTATGGACTGACAAGATAGTAGCTGAATATACAGGTAGACAGTCATTTGCAGAGGATAACTTTGAGATAGTGAGACTGTTATGCCTGTTCTATAATGCCAAGTGCCTATATGAGTCCAATAAGAAGGGAATCTATGCTTACTTTGCCAAGGTGACTTGTACTCACTTATTGGCTGATACTCCTGAATACCTGAGAGATAAGCAAATGATTAAGTACAGCTCCTTTGGTAGTAACCAGAAGGGTGTCAATGCTACAGCAGCTATAAACAACTATGCCAATGGTCTTATAAGGGATTGGTTGATGAAACCTGTAACTATGATTACTACTATAGATGGAGTAGAGCAGGAAGTGACCACTCAGAACCTGTTCTTCTTGAGGAATAGAGCTTTGATAGAAGAACTTATAGCATTCAATCCTGAGATAAATGTGGATAGAATCAGGGCATTAGGTATGGTTATGCTATATAGAGAGGAGAAGATGGTACTATATCAAGGTAATCCTAGCAGGGACAAAGATGTCACTCCAAAGGATTATATAGGCAATGACCCATTCTTCACCAATAACTATGACAAGAAGTTCAAGAAAACAGTAAATTTAGTAAAAGATATGGCAACTAGTTAGTATTTCATTTATTCACTTGTAGATATGAGTGAGATTGACTAACTTTGCATAAAGTTATAGAGCATGGAAAATGAATACATAGTATATTTGCACATAAATATAATTAACTCTAAGGCCTATGTAGGTATAACTAAGTATCATAATCCTAATAAAAGATGGGGCTATGGATATAAACACAATCCACATCTGAACTCCGCTATAATAAAGTATGGATGGGAAAACTTTAAGCATATAATACTATTTAGAAGACTACCCAAAGATGCTGCTTGCAGGATAGAGAGATTGTTAATAGCCAGATATAGGAAATCCAATAGATGCTACAACATAGCTAATGGGGGAGAAGGAGCTAAAGCAGTTTCAGAAGAAACTAAAGCTAAACTTAGAGAATATAGAGGAGTAAGAGCATCTCAATATGGTAGAAAGCATTCTGTAGAAAGAATTGAGCAACAAAGAGAAATTGCTAAAAAATGCTGGAAACTACAAAGAGACCATAGACTTAAGGAGCTTTCGAAGTATGGATTCAAGTCTGGAGTAGAACATCCTAATTATGGTAAGCATTTATCAGATACTACAAAGGATAAGCTAAGAAAAGCTCTATCTAAGAAGGTATTGATGGTAGATAAGATTACGGGAGAGATTATAAGAGAATTTAGTTCTACTACAGAAGCAGAGCAGTACTTATATGTTAAAGGTCACCATGTTAGCTGCTGTTGCAATGGTAAAAGAAAAACAGCATATGGCTATATATGGAAATATAAGAAGGAATAAATATGGATAATATAAATTTTCCAAGACAAATGCTCTCCTTTAGTAAGAAAACTAAAGAGTGGAGGAAAAACCACCTTTTATGGGCTAACCAGAAGACCTTCTTCAATTACAGTTTAGTTAGGAAGTCAGTAGTTCATAAGAAGATTAACTATGACCTGCTCAATGGTAGGTTGCATATGTCAGACTTGCAGATGGTACTTAACCCAGACCATATAGAGGCTGGTTATATACCTGATAAGTTACAGCACTACCCTATTATGAATAGTAAACTTAATGTTCTAAGGGGTGAGGAGAGTAAGAGAGTCTTTGATTTCAAGGTTGTTGTAACAAACCCTAATGCAATATCTGAGATAGAGGAGAACAAGAAGGCTGAGCTATTCCAAAGATTGCAAGAACTTATGGCAGACACATCCGCAAGTGAGGATGAGTTCAACCAGAAGCTTGATAAGCTGAATGACTACTACACATATGAATGGCAGGATATAAGAGAGATAAGAGCTAATGCTTTATTGAACCATTATATCAAGGAGCTTAATATACCTCTTATATTCAATCAAGGCTTCATGGATGCAATGGCAGTTGGTGAAGAGATTTACCAGTGTGACATTGTAGGAGGTGAACCAATGATTGAGAGAATAAATCCCTTAAAGATTAGAGTATTTAAGTCAGGCTATTCAAATAGGATTGAGGATGCTGACATCATACTGTTAGAGGATTATTGGAGTCCTGGACGTGTTATTGACACATACTATGATGTACTTACTAAGAGAGACATTGAGTATATAGAGAACCTTCCTGACCATGTTGGTCAGGCAGCTACTGACTCTATGGATAATATTGATGAGAGATATGGTTTCATCAATACAAGTATGATAGGTGATGAGGTTACAGCATCCAATGGCTCATACTACTTTGACCCAGCTAACCTGTTCAGTGAGGGAGTTACATCATCGTTACTACCTTATGACTTGGCAGGAAACCTTAGAGTTCTTAGAATGTACTGGAAGTCAAAGAGGGCTATACTTAAAGTTAAGTCTTATGACCCAGAAACAGGTGAGGAAGTATATAACTTCTACCCTGAGAATTATGTAATAGACAAAGACAGAGGTGAAGAGGCTCAGAGATTCTGGATAAATGAGGCTTGGGAGGGTACTATGATAGGTGATAGCAAGGATGGTATCTTCGTTAATATGAGACCTAGACTAATACAATACAATAGGTTAAGTAATCCATCAAGGTGTCACTTTGGCATAGTAGGTTCAATCTATAATCTCAATGACAGCAGACCTTTCTCATTAGTGGATATGATGAAGCCTTACAACTACTTGTATGATGCTATACATGATAGGCTTAATAAGGCACTGGCTGCAAACTGGGGTTCTATTCTAGAGCTTGACTTGAGTAAAGTACCTAAGGGTTGGACTATTGACAAATGGATGTACTATGCCAAGATTAACCATATAGCTGTTATTGATAGCTTTAAGGAAGGTACTATAGGAGCCTCAACTGGTAAACTTGCAGGAGCATTGAATAATGCTGGCAAGGGAATGCTTGAAACTAATATAGGTAACTATATTCAGCAGCAAATCAACCTTCTGGAGTTTATTAAGATGGAGATGGCTGAAGTTGCAGGTATTACCAAGCAGAGAGAAGGTCAGATAAGCAATAGAGAGACTGTAGGTGGAGTAGAGAGAGCTACATTACAGTCATCACATATAACAGAGTGGTTGTTTGTAGTACATGATGATGTTAAGAAGAGAGCATTGGAATGCTTCTTGGAAACAGCTAAGATAGCACTTAGAGGTAGAAGCAAGAAGTTCCAGTATATCTTATCTGATACATCAACAAGAGTAATGGATATTGATGGTGATGAGTTTGCTGAGGCAGACTATGGTCTGGTAGTAGACAACAGCAATGGTACTCAGGAGCTTCAATCTAAGTTAGATACTCTGGCACAAGCAGCATTACAGACTCAAACATTGTCATTCTCTACTATAACCAAGCTCTACACATCAAGCTCATTAGCTGAAAAGCAGAGATTGATAGAGAAAGATGAGAAAGATATTAGAGATAGACAGGCCCAGGCACAGCAACAGCAACTTGAGAGTCAGCAACAGATAGCTCAAATGCAGAATGAGCAGAAGCAGGCTGAACTCCAGCAAAAGGATATACAGAATCAGAGAGATAACCAAACTAAGATACAGGTAGCTCTTATCAGTGCAAACTCAAGAGATACAGATGTTGAAGAGGATGGTGTAGCCCCTGATGAGTATAGTCAGGAAGCAAAAGACAAACTTGCTGAACAGATTAGAGAATTTGATAAGAAAATGGAGCTGGAATGGGCTAAGCATAAGGAGACTCAATCCAAGAATGCTTCAGATGCTGAACTCAAGAGAAAACAAATAAATAAACCTAATGGTAAAACCGGATGTTTACAACCTGTCCCTTATACACATCCCCGGCCCCCCGGCCCAGGGCA